GACGAGAGGCTCCCACGTCGACCAGTTGATCTGTACTAGGCCGTGGTCGTTCGTCGACGACGATACGTGAGGCTGGCAACGGCTCTCGTTCCACATAATGCGGTCCAGCGTCTCTAACTCGTCACGTTCCCAGCCGACAGCGAGCGCAGTCACCCACCATTCGCCGCAGAGGGCGTCGTCAGGGACCAGCGTCGTCGTTGTCGTTTCGGCGGTTTGCTCTACCCACATAACGGACGCCGTTATGCGAACGGGGCGAGGAGCCTCCGTCGTCGTTGGCGCTCCAGTAGTTGTCGGTGGCTCTCCAGGTGGAGGCGAGAACTCATCGTCCAACGCAGTCGCTGAGGACTCGTAGACGGGAAGTGGCAGTGTCGCTTCGTGCGCAGTCGGGTCGTCCAACTCGAGGCCGAGGCCACAGAGCAGGATCACCGCCCACAGCGCAGCTAGGCGACGAGGGTAACGACGCCGAGGGCGTCGATGGTTGGATAGAGAGTCATACATGACTCCTCCTTTCGTGTCGGTTCGGTTACGAATATTAGAGCGCTCACCGCCGAGAAGCATGTATTCATTGCGCCGACCGTTATGCGGAGAGCGGAGCGGTCTGCGCTACGGACTGTTGTAGAGTGCGCTACGGAGGAAATGCCGTGAGCCTCGCCGACAGAATCAAAGACGAACGCGACAAAACGCAGACCGGGCGATGCCGTTTCGGTCGACTCCAGGCCGCCGTGTCTGAGGACGACTGGCGTGTTCTCACCGCCGCCATTGAGGAGATCAGAGCGAACCGCATGGTTGCCACCGAACGAGGCAGAGAAACCGTCAACCAGTCGTCGGGTCTGTCTGGCGCGGCTCTCAGTCGGGCGTTGCGAGCTGAGGGCCACGACATTTCTAAGGACGTTGTTCAGGCGCACGCCTACGGACATTGTCGGTGCGGGTTCTAACATGGCTCCTCGCAAATCGACTGGTCCGGTTGGACCTCCTCGAGTGATGTTCGTTGGGTCGTATGGCGCTCGGTTCACCTGCGGCTGTGGGCGAACGATCCGGCGTGGGATGCTCGTCGGCTCCACCTCTGGAACTCTTTACTGCTCGCTGAGCTGCGTACCGAAACCTGAACCGGAGGACACCGAATGAGTATCGCTGACAGACTCGCTACGGAGGAGGCGACGTCAGCGAGAGGACGCCGTGAGACTCTTGGGAAGATCGCTTCGTTGCTGGAGCGCAACGGGATCGACGTTGACGAAGTCGGGACAGTCAGCCGGGTGTCGCTGTATCAGTCGCTCATCAAGAACGACGAGGGCGAGGCAGAGGTCCACGATCTCGTCGGCGTCCAGCTCTCACCGAAGTGGGCTGACGGCCCGGAGTGGCCCGTGGTCCAGCCTGGACCGGCAGTCAAAATGCCGCCGCGGAAAGCCGCCGCGGACCGAGCGAGCGAGTGGCGTACAGCGGTCGTGCTCCCGGACATTCAGGCGGGCTACTTCCGTTTGGCTGATGACACGCTGGAGCCAACCCACGACGAGCAGGCTGTGTCAGTCGCACTCGAGATTGTGCGAGCTGCCCGCCCAGACCTCGTTGTGCTGGTTGGCGACAACCTAGACCTCCCAGAGTTCGGTAAATACCTGACGACGGCTCCGTATGCGAGAACGACGCAGGCAACTATCGACTGGGCGACGACGTTCTGCGCTCGGCTCCGACATGCCGCTGGCCCAGACTGCGAGCTCGTGTGGATCGCAGGCAACCACGAGGAGCGCCTACCGCGCTCAATAGCGACGAACGCCGCCGCCGCGTTCGGCTTGAGGCAGGGCAACAGCCCGGACTCCTGGCCAGTCATGTCGGTCCCGTTTCTCTGCCGGTTCGACGACTTCGGTGTGACGTATCTGCCTGGATACCCGGCGGCGATGTTTTGGATCAACGACCGCCTCCGCGTTATTCACGGCGACAAAGTGAACTCATCCGGGTCGACGGCTTCTAAATATCTGGCCCGAGAGAAGGTCAGCGTCCTCTACGGCCACATCCACCGCCGAGAGTGGGCCGAGATGACTCGAGAGGATCACGACGGTCCGCGCACGATTCTCGCTGCTAGTCCTGGCTGTCTGGCCCGGATCGACGGCGCAGTCCCATCCGTGAAAGGCGGCACCGATCTGGACGGGAGGCCGATTGTCCGTCATGAGGATTGGCAACAGGGCGTGGCGGTCGTTGACTTCCAGCCTGGTGACGGCCCGTTCCATCTGGAGCTCGTCCCCATTCGGGAGGGACACGCCCGCTGGCGCGGTGTCAGTTACAGTGCCGCTGATGACTAGCTGGCACAGCCTCGAGTCGACCACCCCGACGTACGGGTACGCAGTCAACCGGCTGGTCACAGTCGACGAGGACGGAGCAGGCCACGCAATCCTGCTGTCGTTCGTTGACCAGCGAGACGACGCAGTTGCCAACTTTCTCCTGGACCCTCGGTTGGCGTCGTTGCTGGCGTGGGAAATGATCGGAGTTGTTCACGACCATCTGGAAGCAGGGTTCGGTGACCCACTCGTCCCGGCTGGCGAACAATGGCGTGATTTCATTCAGAGCCGCGTCGCAGAGTCTCTGTCCGACGATGACGACTGAGGACCGCTACGAGCTGGCGGTCGTTGTCTGGCATGACGCCCACGCCGACGCTGAAGGTTGGACGAGCCTCCTCCACGTTGACCATGATCCGTGCGAAGTGGTGTCGGTTGGTTGGTTGCTGAAACGAGGCCGTGGGAAGAAGCGCGGTCATGTCTCCATCGCCCAATCGACCATCGGCGACTGGTGTGTAGACTCCATCCTCCACATTCCCCGCAAAATGGTTGTGCGGAAGATCAAACTCGGGACGGTTCGTAATGACGGCAAGCACACGGAAGTTGACCGAGCGTGAATGCCACCTCCTGGTTCACTTCCTCCAGCGAGTCGTCGCGAAAGGCCGGACAGAGGAACGGCAGCTCGTTCACCTCGTGGAGAAACTGGAGCGGATGGCCCGTTGACGAACCTACAACGCCGAACCGGCACTAACTCGCTACAGTACTCGGCGATGGCGCGTAGCAGTAAGTTGGCAGAACTCGTCGTCAATGAGACGAGCGGTGTAGACCACCCGGCGCACCTACACGAAGGCTGGCTTGTCATCAAGTCAGCAACGACACAAGGAGAACTGGAGAACGTGGAACTCGCAGTGACCGAGGATCAGAACCAGGACGACGAGATCGTCGCCGAGACCCCCGTGGCCGCGTCAGTCGCTGGCCCGGACGAGGAGCTCCGTAAGGAGATGACCGATCTCCGCAAGGAGCTCGCCGCCATGCGCGTTGAGAAGGAGCGCCTCGAGGCTGAGCAGGAGAACAGCGCCGCCGTTGAGAAGTGCGCCGAGTGGGTTGCGATCCCCGGCGTTTCTGAGGAGTTCGCTCCGACGCTCGTCGCTCTCCGCAAGCAGGCACCGGCTGAGGCTCTCGCTGTTGAAGCGATCCTGGACGCCGCGGCCCGCTCTCTGTCGGAGGCCGGTGTGCTCAAGGAACTCGGCACCTCGTCCGATGATGCGACTGTTGGCACCGACGCTTGGTCGCAGATCGAAACTCTCGCCAACGACATGGTTGCCTCTGGCGAGGCACCCTCGTTCGCCAAGGCGGTCACCCTCGTCGCAACCCGCGACAAGGACCTCTACAACACCTACCTCACCGAGAAGGGACTCTGAGTCATGGCGTACGAAGCCGCACAGATCAAGGTCGGACAGTTCACCGCCTCCGCGGACCTGTCGGCCAAGCAGTACCACTTCGTCAAGATGAGCGGCAACAACACCGTCACGGTGTGCGCCGCCGTCACCGACGTTCCGATTGGCGTCCTCCAGAACGCTCCCGCTTCGGGTAGCGCCGCTGAGGTCTGCCTGTTCGGAATCTCCAAGGTTGTCGCTGACGCCACCCTCGCCGCTGGCGACGTCATCGGCACCTCAGCCGACGGTCAGGCTCAGCCTCTCACCGTCGGAACCGAGACGACTGTCTACACGATGGGCATTGCGGTGAACGCCGCCGCCGCTGGTGACACCGTCGAGGCCTTCATCAACGCGACCGCTGGCCGCGCCGCCTGATCCGTCAACTAGAGCAGAGGACACAGAACCATGCCACAGCCCACTCAGTCCGCAGTCCATGTTGACGCAATCCTGACGAACATGTCGGTTGCGTACATGAACGAGGCCGACTCGTTCATTGCCAACCAGGTGTTCCCGACGGTCAACGTTCAGAAGCAGTCGGACAAGTACTTCACCTACACCCAGGCCGACTTCTATCGGGACCAGGCCAAAACCCGCGCCGACGGCACCGAGTCCGCTGGCTCGGGCTACGGCCTCTCCACCGCCACCTACTCGTCGGCGGTGTGGGCGCTCCATAAGGACATCGGCGATCAGGTGCGTGCGAACAGCGACGCGCCGCTCGACCCCGACATGGACGCCACTCGGTTCCTGTCGCACCAGATGATGATTCGTCAAGAGCGCGACTGGGCCAGCAACTTCTTCACCACCGGCGTGTGGGACACCGACAGCACTCCTGGCACGCTCTGGAGCGCCTCAGGTTCGGACCCGATTGGCAACATTGAGACCGCCAAGAACACGATCCTGTCGAACACCGGCTACCTCGCCAACACTTTGGTGCTGTCGTACAACGTCTACAGCATCCTGAAGAACCACGCCGACTTCGTCGACCGGTTCAAGTACACGAGCGCCGACTCCATCGGACCCGAGTTGATCGCTCGGCTCCTCGAGGTC